AATTAAGAGCATCAGGTGGTAATACAAAAATTGCAAGTTTAATTCAATCTTATAATTATTATTTACAAATGATGCGAGATGTTACAGGATTGAATGAAGCAAGAGACGGAAGTACACCTGACAAAAATGCATTAGTTGGTTTACAAAAATTAGCAGCAGCTAATAGTAATACAGCAACAAGACATATATTGCAAGGCGGCTTATATGTAACATTAAAAACAGCAGAAGCAATATCATTAAGAATTGCTGATGTGTTAGAATATTCAAATACTAAAAATAATTTTATACAGTCATTGGGTAAATTTAATGTAGGCACGTTAGATGAAATAAAAGAATTACATTTACATGACTTTGGAATATTTTTAGAATTAGCACCAGATGAAGAAGAAAAACAATTGCTTGAAAATAATATTCAAATGGCTATCACACAAAAGCAAATTGAATTAGAAGATGCAATTGATGTAAGAGAAATTAAAAATCTTAAATTAGCTAACCAATTATTAAAGTTAAGAAGAAAACAAAAATTTGAAAGAGATAGACAAATGCAATTACAAAATATTCAAGCTCAATCTCAATCAAATGCACAAGCTGCCCAAGCTGCGGCTCAAGCTGATATGCAAAAGCAACAAGGTATTGCGCAAAGCAAAGTGCAAATTGCAGAAGCACAAACACAATTTGATATTCAAAAATTAGAAAGAGAGGCTGCGATTAAGAAAGAATTAATGGAATTTGAGTTTCAATTAAACATGCAGCTTAAGGAAGCTGAAGCAGATGTAATTAAAAATAAAGAGAAGTATAAAGAAGATAGAAAAGACGAAAGAACAAAAATACAGGCTTCACAACAAAGTGAACTTATAGATCAGAGAAAATCTGGTAAGCCACCAAAAAACTTTGAATCCGCTGGATTTGATACATTAGGTGGATTTGGTTTAGAGCAATTTGAACCAAGATAAATTTTTTAAACAATTATATAATATTTTATTATGGCAGAAATTAAAGCTAAAGTGGTAGACGCTGAAGAACCGTCTATTCAAGAAAAAGAAGAAGCATTACAGAAAAAAGCTACGAGCTTTGATGAAGATTCTGGAATGTACAAAGTAAATTTAAACGAACCTAAACAACAAGAAGATGCCGTTCAAGAACAAGAAACAGAAGATGGCGTGTTACGCGGAAGCAGCGAGAATGAAGAAGCTGGGCAAGAAACCGAAGTGGAATTGCAAGAAGTACGACAAGAAGAAAAAGTAGAAGAAACACCAGTATTAGAAGAAGTAACAGATGATGAAACCAGTAATGACGAGGCTCCAGTGGTTGCAAAGCAAGAAGAAAGCAAAGTTGAACCGGTTGAAGAAACAAAAGTTGAAACCAAAGAACCAGAAGTAGAATATCCTGAAAACATGATGGACTTAGTTAAGTTCATGAACGAAACAGGTGGTACTATTGAAGACTATGTTCGATTAAATGCAGATTATACTAACGTTGATGAAAATACATTGTTAGTAGAATATTATAAACAAACTAAACCTCATTTAAGTTATGATGAAATACAATTCCTTATGGAAGATAAATTTTCATATGACGAAGAAGTAGATGAGGATAGAGATATAAAAAGAAAAAAATTAGCTCTTAAAGAAGAGGTTGCAAATGCTAAAGGCTTTTTAACAGGTCTTAAGGATCAATATTACAAGGAAGTCAAGTTGGGTTCTAAGTTAGCTCCTGAGCAACAAAAAGCAATAGAATTTTTTAACCAATACACTGAAGAGCAAAAATCAGCTAATGAATTATTAGCAAAGCAAACGCAACATTTTGAACAAGAAACAAGTAAGGTTTTTAATGACAATTTTAAAGGTTTTAATTTTAACGTTGGAGACAAAAAATACAGGTTTAATGTAAAAGATGTAAGCCAAGTAAAAACACAAAATTTATCAAATGTTTTTGATAAATACGTTAATGAGAATTCACTTCTTGATAACGCTGCGGGTTTTCACAAAGCTTTATTTGCGGCTCAAAATCCTGATGCAATAGCAAATCATTTTTATGAGCAAGGTAAGGCAGATGCCATAAAACAAATGACTGCAGAAGCTAAGAACATTAATATGGATCCTAGAAAAACTGCAGATGGTTATGTTGAAACTGGAGGAATAAAAGTAAGAGCTATTTCAGGTGATAATAATTCAGGGCTAAAAATTAAACTAAAAAATTATTAACAAAAAAAATTAATTTAAAATGGCAAGTGATGCAAGTTTCGCGTTAGGAACGACTGGATTAGTCTCTCCTAGCGTACAAAAAATAGCTTCTCCATCTTCGTTTTTAGATATTAGAAACGACGGTTGGACTAAGCAATATCTACCTGAGCTTTATGAAGCTGAAGTAGAAAAATATGGTGATAGATCTATCTCTGGATTTATCCAAATGTTAGGTGCTGAGATGCCTATGGCTTCTGATCAAGTAATTTGGTCTGAGCAAGGTAGATTACACATAGCATATCAAGCAACAGTACAAACTGATACTGGTGTTTTATCGGCTGTAAAAAATATTGATAACACAGGTGGTTCTTCATTAACTGGTGACGAAATTGCTTTAAGAAAAGGCAATACATTAGTATGTGAAGTAGAAGGAGTAGTATTTAAAGCTTTTGTACAGGATGATGGTTCTGTATCTGCTTTAACTATCAAACCTTATAACGCTACTGACGTAGGAGATATTACAGGAATTACGGATGCTACTCCTCAAACTATTAAACTATTTGTTTATGGTTCTGAATTTAAGAAAGGTAGCGTTGCAATGACTGGTGCTATTGAGCCAAACTTTTTATCTTTAACTAACAAGCCAATGATTATCAAAGATCATTTTGAAATCGCTGGTTCTGACGCTGCTCAGATTGGTTGGGTTGAAGTATCTGGTGAAAATGGACAATCAGGTTATTTATGGTATTTAAAATCTCAAGGTGATACAACTAAAAGATTTGAGGATTATTTAGAAATGGCAGTTATTGAATCTGAAAAGAAAAATGGTGGTCATGCTGATATTCCTGAAGGATCTGAAGGTTTATTATCTGCAATTGGTAACAGAGGTATTGTAGCTACAAGTTTCTTTGATAGCGAGTCTGCTGTTGCTGATGAACTTGGTGATTTTGATGCTTTAATTGCTGAATTAGATTCACAAGGTTCAATTTCTGAAAACATGTTATTCTTAGATAGAACATCTAATCTTCATATTGATGATATGGTAGCTGGTTTAAATCCAAATATTTCTGGAGCATTAAACTTTGGTGCATTCAACAACTCAGAAGATATGGCGTTAAATCTTGGATTTAATGGTTTCAAAAGAGGTGGTTACGAATTCTATAAAACTGACTGGAAATATCTTAACGATAAATCTACAAGAGGAAATGTTGGTTCATTAAAAGGAGTGTTAGTACCTGCTGGTACATCTTCAGTTTATGACCAAAATCTTGGGAAAAACGTAAGAAGACCTTTCCTTCACGTAAGATATAGAGCTAGTGAAGCTGATGATAGAAAACTTAAAACATGGATTACAGGTTCAGTAGGTGGAGCTTCTACAACTGGAACTGACAACATGGAAGTTCACTATCTATCAGAAAGATGTTTAGTAGTTCAAGCTGCTAACAACTTCGTTAGATTTGATTCTTAATATTTATTAAAGGTTCGGGTGCTTCGGCACCCAGCCTTTTATTAACATTTTTATTATATTATATTATGGCAAAAACAAAAACAAAACCTGTTGAGGTTAAACAACCTAAATGGGAAATAAAAGATAAGTTATACGAATTAACTATAAATGAAACACCTATAGTATTCACATTAAAAAGCAAAGGCATTTTATTATTTGATGAAGAAATGGGTTATGAAAGAGAAATTAAATATTGTGAAAATCAAAAAACAATATTTACAGACGAAATGAAAGGACCACAAAGATTGTCGCATATTTCATTTAGAGATGGCAAACTTTTTGTTCCAAAAGAAAAACAAACATTACAAAAATTTTTAGCAGTACATCCTGATAATGGAAAAAGATTTGCAGAATATAATCCTGTACAAATAGCTGAAAATGATTTAAGCTTTATTGAATTAGAAATTGAAGCATTAAATACAGCAACACAAATAGATGTTGATCATGCTGAAGCAATTTTGAGGTCTGAGATTGGAAATAAGGTATCTGAGATGACTTCTAAGGAGCTTAAAAGAGATTTGTTATTATTTGCTAGAAACAACCCAGAATTGTTCCTAGAATTAGCAAATGACGAAAACATAAATATTAGAAATGTAGGTATAAAAGCAACAGAAATGAATTTGATTGCGCTTTCAAATGATCAAAGAACATTTACTTGGGTATCTACGGGTAGAAAACTTTTAACAGTACCATTTGATGAAAACCCATATTCAGCATTAGCTGCTTGGTTTAAAACAGATGAAGGCGTTGAAGTTTACCAAACAATTGAAAAAAGACTAAAATAAGTCAGTAGTGGTTGAGCCGCTACGGCGGCTTAATCATTATATAAATTAAAATTATGGCAATATCAGTTGATACAGTATATAAAACAGTATTATCAATATTAAATAAAGAATCAAGAGGTTTTTTAACACCCGAAGAATTTAATAAAATAGGTGCTCAGGTTCAACTTGATATACTAGACCAACATTTTTACGATTACAATAAGGCAGTTGTAAGACATAATGCAGGAAGAGCAGTTGAAGATTATGGTGATATACCTGAAAAAATTCAACAAAAAATAGATCCATTTTATAAAACTAGCAATATAACTTTAGTTGCTGGTAAAATTACTATTCCAAGTGATGTATATAAAATGATAAATATTTCTACAACTGACAAACTATTGCAAATAGAAAAAGTAAATAAGAAAAATTTATCTTATTTATTATCTTCACCTTTAACAAAACCAACAACATCATTTCCTGTATATTATCAAACAGATACAGAGTTTGTTACAAATCCAACGTTAACAGGTGATTTAACTGTAGAATATATTAAAACACCTGCTGACCCAGTTTGGGCTTATACAAAAAATGTTAGCACTGGTGCATTAACTTTTTCAACAAGCACAGGGGGAAGCGTTATACCTACTACAGGAAAACAAGATTTTATATTACATGACTCGGATAGAGTACAATTAATATTAGGTATATTAAAATATGCAGGATTAGTAATTGCAGACCCTACAATTATACAAGCGGCTAGCGGAGAAGAAAACAAAACAATACAACTTGAAAATTCATAATAAATGGGACTAATAAATGTAACACAGCAGGCTTATTATAGTCAGTCACAAAGTTTTACTGGAAATGCATCTAAAACAACATTTGAGCTATTAGTTACGTATTTTCCAACTTTACCTTCAGCAAAAGCAGATATTCAAGTATTTATAAATGGTAAAGAAATAAATACCGCAAATTATGATTATGTTTCTCCTAATTTAAGTTTTATTGGAAATGATAATAATACAGATGTAATAAATTCTATCAATGCTCCTATAGCTAATTCAAAAATAGTTGTAAAAGAAGCTGCAAAAGTAGAAAGATATGGTGGATATAGATATATATCTTTAACTGATTTAGTAAATAACTATATAATTGCATATGTAGGCGATGGAAAACTTATAAATAATACAAAAAGAACAGATGTGTTATTCCATGCTAAAAGAGGTATACAAGAATTTAGTTATGATATTTCAAGAGTTGAAAAAATACAAGAAATAGAATTAGGTACAAGTTTATCAATGCCAATGCCACAAGATTATGTTCATTATGTAAGATTATCTTATGTTGATGATGCTGGTATTGAAAACATTATATATCCAGCAAGATTTACATCAAATCCTTCACAATCAATATTGCAAGATGATGATTATAATTATTTATTTGATTCAGATGGTAGCTTGTTAACAGGTACGCCGGTTACAAATACTAGATTTGAACAATTTGATATGGATAATTTAACAGGCGGCGAAATAAATGCAGGTACTGGTTATGACATGGATGATAGTTTAGATAGATTAATGATATATGGCGGGAGACATGGGTTAGATCCAGAAGTTGCACAAAACAATGGTGTATTTGTAATTGATGAATTAAATGGTAAAATTAGTTTTTCAAGTGATTTAGCTGAAAGAATTATTACATTAAAATATGTGTCAGATGGTTTAGGAACAGATGACGAAATGCAAATACATAAATTTGCTGAAGATGCAATGTATAAATATATAACTTATGGTATTGCAAGTGCAAAAGCAAACCTTCCTGAATATATAATAAACAGATTTAGAAAAGAAAGAAGAGCTGCGATGCGTAATGCTAAGCTTAGATTATCAAGTTTAAAATTAGGTGAGCTTACTCAGGTAATGAGAGGTAAATCAAAACAAATTAAATAATACATGCCAGAAATTAAAAACAATTTTCTTCAGGGTAAAATGAATAAAGACCTTGATGATAGATTATTACCTAACGGCCAGTATAGAGATGCGCAAAATGTAAATATTTCAAAATCTGAAAATTCTGATGTTGGAACTGTGCAAAATATAAAAGCAAACAAATATGCTTATACTGCAACACCGCTAAATTTAGCTTCTGGTGTTGAAACAATTGGTTATTTTGTAGATGAAATAAACAATGATATATTTTGGTTTGTAACAGATTTTACAGGCTCTACAAGTGATGAATCTAATGCTTTAACTTACGCTGGTCAATCTAAAAAATGCGCTATATATTATTGGAACGCAAACCAATCAGGAACTCAACCTCAAGCTATTTTGGATAGCTATAGATTAAACTTTTCAAAAATCCACCCTATATTACATATAAA